TGTTCTCGATCACCGCGCCGCCATCGACCCGTGACCAGGCCAGCACATGCCCTGACACCGCGCGCCCATAGGCCAGGCTGCGCTCGACCACATTGCTGTCGATCCCTGTACTGGCCAGATCGCCCATCCTCCGGCCCATGGCTTCGATCGCACGCTGGCCGGTCGGGCCTGTGTTGAAGAAGAGTTCCCCCAGCGCGGTTTCCAGCGCCGCGTGGAGCACACAGGGTTCGTCGAAGGCGCCGTCGCCGCGCGGCGGCAGGGGGGCAAGGTCGGTCAACTGGCCCGCCAGGCTGCGCAGTGCCGGATTGCCCGAGGCCAGTGCCTCGTGAGCCGTGATCCCGACATAGCCGAAGGCGCGGGCCGCGACCGGAGGCGAGTAGGTGGCTGTGTGGCGAACCAGTTCGAGCATCAGCTTGTGCCACATGAGCAGCACGTCGCGCGACACGTCGGCCCGACTGGCGGCCATGGCCGGACGGGCCAGCGCCAAAAGCGGCAGCGCAAGCACGGTGCGGCGGTTCAGGGTCATCGGCATCCTCCCCAAGGTCCCCCAACCTTATGGCAAGCGTGTTCGCAGGCGGCAAGCCGCTATGGTGGCGCTGGCAGGGCCTCCTCGTGCGACTGCGTCTTCTCGCCGGCGGACCTCTGCGGCGGACCTCGGCGAGGAGTGACGAAGTCATCGACGAGCCGCCGCGATGCGTGCCGACCGTCTACTAATGCCGCCCGGTCAGCCAGTTGCCCAAGGCCGCCAGCTTCGACGGCCCCGCGCCCGGCCGGTCCTCGCGCCGGTCGGCGGCGTTCAGCAGCGCATACATGCCCGTCACCCCCAGCCAGCGGAAGGGCTCGGGTTCCCAATCCTTCACGCGGCGGTTGACCCAGGGCAGGTGCACAAGGTCGGTGTCGCGTCCCAATACAAGGTCGGCCAGCGTCCGCCCCGCCAGGTTCGAGGTGGACACCCCAACGCCCACGTAGCCCCCCGCCCAGCCAAGCCCCGTCGCCGGGTCAAGCCCCACCGTCGCGCACCAGTCGCGCGGCACGCCCAGCACCCCGCACCAGGCATGGTCGACCGTCGCCCCCGCCGCTTCCGGGAAATGTTGTCGCAAGATTGCGGTCAACCGCCGGATCGTCTCGGCATCCGGGGCGCCGTTGGTGTCGAGGCTGGAGCCGAAACGATAGGGCACCCCGCGCGCGCCGACTGTGATCCGGCCTTCGCGCGTGCGCTGGCAATAGCAATAGGCATTGGCGAAATCGCCGACGATTTCTCGCCCCTGCCAGCCGATCTTGTCCCAGACCTCTGCCGGCAGGGGTTCGGTCACGATCTGGGCCGAGTTCAGGGGCAGCCATTCCCGCTTGTGCCCTGGAAAACCGGCGGTGAACCCTTCGGTGCAGCGCAGGATGACCGGCGCGCGCACCTGGCCCCGGTCGGTCGTGACAAGACCCTTTTCATAGGCCGTGACGCAGGTCCCCTCGACCAGCTGCACGCCCAGCCGCTCGACCGCGGCCGCCAGTCCGCGCACCAGTTTCGCGGGCTGGACCCGGGCCACATTGGTCACCACCATCGCCCCCAGCGCGCCTGGAATGCGGATACGCTTTGCCAGATCGGCGGCTCCCATCTCGAAGACCCGATCCTCTTCGCCCCAATGCCGCCGATGCGACACCTCGTCCCGCATGCGCTCCAGCTGCGCGGGCTTCGTGGCCACCATCAACTCGTCGGTGCGGTGGATGTCGGCGTCGATCCCCTCGGCCCCGGCCACGCGGATCACCTCGTCCACCGTGCCGTTCATCGCCTCGACCATGGCGCGGACGGCGTGCTCGCTCGACCCCTCGAGATAGCGCCGGTGGTTCCAGGCAAAGCCGCCGGTCAGCCAGCCGCCGTTGCGCCCGGAGGCGCCGAAGCCCGCGAAATCCTTTTCGATCACCAGCACATCCAGTACAGGGTTCGCGCGCTTCAGATAATAGGCCGCCCAAAGACCCGTATAGCCTGCCCCGATGATCGCCACATCGGCTGTCGCATCCCCGGCAAGGGGCGCACGGGGATAGGGCAGGCCGATATCGGCATACCAGAAAGAGATATCGCCAACCTTCATCGCCGCCCACGGGTGAATGGTAGGCCCGGAGGGCCTGAACTTGCGACGGTAATTCAAAGGGTTCCGATGGTGAACCCTGAATTTTGTGCCGTTGAAAACAAAAAGGAAATCGGGCGCTCGGCGAACTTTTCGCTTGCTACCGAAAACGAAAACCCCGGCGCGCTGGCGGGCGCAACCGGGGCTGATCAGCTTGGGATAAGCTTCAAGACCGAACAATACCGCAGGCGGGCTGAGGCTGCAACAGCTTTGGCTTGCGCGATAGGCGAATGTCACCCCGAAGACGCCTGCGAGATCATGGCGGCGGCACTGGAAAGCCTGTCGGTCGGGGCACCGTTGCCTGTGTTCGTTTCGATCATGGATGACGCGCGCTGGTGGGCGTCCTGCGCCAGTCCTGCTGAGATCAAGGCCTATGCCTTGGCCTGCTTCGAAGCCATGCGCCCGAAGGTCCGGGACGCCTTTCTTGGCTACGTCCAGAGGGGGTCCGCATGATGGATGACGGCTTCAATGCGTCCGCCTTTGGCCTGCCAGATGACTGGCGGGCTGACTTTGATGCTGGCCTTGGCGAAAGTGGAGACTTAGGCAAGTGGACCGACAAGGGCTTTATCCGCCCCGGTCATGCGTTCGTTCTGGTCCGCGCATCGGAGATGACGCTCACCGCGCCTGAATTTCTGGTGAAGGGGCTTCTGGAGACTTCCGCCCTTGCCCTGATGTTCGGTGATCCGGGCTGTGGCAAGTCTTTCATCGCCTTGCACCTCGCATGCAGCATCGCCACCGGGACAGACTTTTTCGGTCTGCCCGTAAAGCAAGGCCCGGTCATTTACCTTGCGGGCGAGGGCCACGGCGGGCTTATGCGCCGAATCAAGGCCTGGGAGAAGGAAACCGGCGCGAGCCTTGATGGCGCGCCTCTGTTCTTCGCCAAAGTCCCCGCCCGACTTTTGGACGCAGCCCATGCCGATGCCGTGGCCGCTGCGGTGGACGCGGTTGCAGAACAAGACGGCAAGCCCCTCATGATCGTCATCGACACCGTGGCGCGGTCCTTCGCGGGTGGCGATGAAAACTCCACAAGAGACATGTCCGAGTTTGTCTCGGCAGTGGACGCCATGAAGGCCCGCTATGAGGGCTGCACGGCGCTTCTGGTGCATCACTCGGGACATGCGGACAAGCTGCGGTCCAGAGGCTCAGTGGCGCTGAAAGGCGCGCTTGATGCAGAGTATCGTGTGGCCAGGGACGGCGACGGTTCAGTCGGCCTGTTCAACACAAAGATGAAGGACGCGGCACCGCCAAAGTCCATGCACTTCGACGTAAAAAGCGTTGTGCTTGGGATCGATGCCGAAGGCGAGGAATATGGATCGGCGGTGCTGGTGGCGTCCGAGAAATACGCCACATCCAGCGAAGCGAGGCTGTCAGCCGGAATGAAGCTTGGGCTGGACACGTTCCTCAGCGCCAAGCGAGACACCGACCATGCCAGCGACCCAACTGTGGGCATCCACGTCGACGATTGGCGCGCGCACTTCTATTCGGCCAGCACGGCGGACACCCCGCATGCGAAGAAGATGGCTTTTCAGCGGGCGCGCAAAGACCTGGTGGCAGCTGGTCATCTGGCCGTGACCGACGACGAATACCGCATCTTGAAGCTTCCCACCTCTCACACGGGGGCTTTTCTGCTGAACCGCCGCCGAACTGGCACAACGGCACAAGCCGGCACAGAGACGGCACATGTGCCGGTGTGTGCCGCCCCCTTACCGGCACAAACGGCACACACGTCTATAGACGTGTGCCGTGTGCCGTCTGGCACAGGTGGCGATGGAGGGTTTTGGGAGGGAAGTGAGGATGTGCCGATGGACGACGATTGGAAGGATTTCAAGTGATGCAGACTGACCGCACACCACGCGCCAGCTTCGGCGCAGTCTCAACCCAGGCATTGATCGAGTATCTTCGCATCGATGCCGCTGATCTGGCCGAGGCGCAGGATATGGCTTCGGCGGCTGCGGCTGAGATCGAGGCTTACACCGGCCTCGCCCTTCTCACCCAAGAGATCGTCGCCACAACCGATGAGCCGGTCTGTGACCGCATCCTCGCCCTGCCGGTCGGTCCCGTCCTGCCAGGCGCGGTTGCAACGCTGGAGGTGGTCGAGGAGGACGGCACCACAACGCCAGTGACTTCCGGCTTTTGGTTGGAGGCCGGGCGCTATCCCCGGCTGCGCTTCGCTGCACCCCCGCCCGCTGGCCGTCTGCGGATCACCTACACGGCAGGCTATGGCGATGACCACTTCGCCGTGCCGGTCGATCTGGCCCAAGCGGTCTTGGCTCAGACTGCGGCTCTCTACGATCAGCGCGGATCGTGCGGCCATGGCCGGATGGTCAACAGCCTTGCCCCCGCAACCGCGCGCATCGCGGCGCGCTATCGGAGGGTCGCGCTGTGATGGCTGGAATGGTCCCAATGCCCGGAACCTTTGGGGGGGTGGGGCACGAGGTGGGGGGTTATCTCTTTTCGCGTTTGCGTCGGAGGTGGCCATGAACCCCGCGACGAAAGCAGTCCGGTTCCTTGAAACCTTGGCCATTCCTGAGGGTCCGAAGGCTGGCCAGCCGATGAAGCTGGCACCGTTTCAGAAGCAATTCATCCGGGGGGCACTGGATGAGGCGGTCAACACGGCGGTGTTGTCCATCGGGCGGGGCAATGCCAAGACGGCGCTGTCGGGAGGTCTGGCCTTGGGTTCCCTGCTTGGCGTCTGGGATGACCAACCGGCGCGGGAAATCCTTGTCGCTGCCCGGACGCGGGATCAGGCGCGCATCGCATGGCAATTCGTGGCGGGCTTCGCCCAAAGCCTGCCGGATGATCTGCAGTCGCAGTTGATCTACCGGCGCGCACCACGACTGGAGATCGAGTTTACCGGCGACGGGGGCGGGCACTTCCTGCGGGCTATCGCGGCGGATGGCCGGTCGGCTCTTGGCTCTGCCCCTACCTTGATCCTGATGGACGAGCGCGGGCATTGGGCGGCGGATCGTGGCGACGATCTGGAGCATGCGCTTTTGTCCGGTCTCGGCAAGCGGGGCGGCAAGGCGCTGATCATCTCCACGTCTGCGCCGGATGACACTCACGCCTTTTCCAAGTGGATCGATGAGGAACATGCGGGCGTCTACGTTCAGGAGCATCGTCCCCCGCCCGGTCTGCCTGCCGATGATCGGGAAAGCCTGCTGATTGCCAACCCCGGCGCGAAATACGGCATCGGCGCTGATCTGACCTGGTTGGAGGCATCGGCGCGGCGGGCCATTGCGCGCGGCGGTTCGGCCCTGACCACGTTCCGACTTTACAACCGGAATGAGCGGATCAGCGGGGAAAGCCGGGATCTGCTGCTGACGGTCGATGAATGGATGGCCTGCGAGGTTTCCGACCTTCCCCCGCGTGAGGGGCCGGTCGTGATCGGGATCGATCTTGGCGGCTCTGCCAGCATGTCGGCGGCGGCGTTTTACTGGCCGGAGACAACCCGCCTGGAGTGTGTCGGCACTTTCCCCGCCGCGCCCTCCTTGGCTGACCGGGGCGCGGCTGACGGCGTGTCCGGGCGATACGAGGAAATGCATGCGCGCGGCGAGCTGTCAGTCCTTGACGACAAGACGGTCCCGGTCGCGCCTTGGCTGGTCGAGGTTCTCAAGCATGTCGAGGGCGAGGCAATCGCGGCACTGACTGCCGATCGATACAAGCAAGCCGAACTTGGCGAGGCGATGCAACGGGCGGGCGTGAACGCCCCTGTCGTCTGGCGCGGGCAAGGGTTCCGCGATGGCGGCGAAGATTGCGAGCGGTTCCGGCGGGCGGCGTTTGACGGGCAGGTGAAGGCGGCACCGTCGCTCCTGTTGCGGTCGGCTTTCGCGGATGCGGTCACGCTGCGCGACCCAGCTAATAATCTGAAGCTGGCCAAGGCGCGGTCGAAAGGCCGGATCGATGCGGCGGCGGCAACAGTGCTGGCCGTGGCGGAAGGCGCGCGGATGATGGCTCGGCCAAGGCGGGCGGCAAGGATGGTGTGGGGATGAAAGACTATTTCCGCCATTCCAAGCGTGTCACCCGTGGCCAGCGATGGCACACGATCCGCATGGCCGTGCTGGAGCGCGACGGCTTTGTCTGCCGGTCCTGCGGCAAGGGCGGGCGGCTGGAGGTGGATCACGTCCACCCGGTCAAGACGCACCCGGAACTGAGTTTTGATCCGGCCAATTTGCAGGCGCTTTGCACAGCCTGCCACACCCGGAAAACGAGATTGGAATGTGGGCATCCGCCTGCATCCGAAAGCCGTCTGAAATGGCGGGAAGCCGTCGCCGAACTGGCGACGAAACCTCATCGAGCACGAAGGAAATCACATGCTTGATTCTGTCAAAATCGCACGGCGGCAAAGCGAAATCCGCCAAACTCTCGCGGCTCTGGTCGGCAAGGAAAAGCCTTCCGACGACGAACTGCGCAGCATCGAAGCCCTGGACCTGGAGTTTCGCCAGAACGAAACCCGGTATCGGGCCGCGCTGATCAGCGAGGACACCGAACGGCGGGACGCCGGGGCCGAACTTGAAACCCGGTCGGATCGGGAATGGTCCGAGATGATGGCGGGCTTCGAACTGCGCCAAGTGGCACTTGCTCTGGACGAGGGCCGGGAGCTGTCGGGCCAAACGGCTGAGATCGTCACCGAACTGCGCAGCGCAGGCGGCTTCCGGGGCTATCCGGTTCCGTG